TGTTGATAAGGAAAAACTTTGTTTCGTAATTGGGCTATATTTATTCCTGCTCCTTCCGGAAAAACAACATTCCAATATCTAGTGAGAACATATCTCTTAGCTAATTCTCTAATACTCGTAACATTTTCTCCAAAGAAAACATTCATTGTTTGGTCTGCTGGTGCAGACTCACTTGCAATTGTTTCTAATTGAGTTGCAGCTAACGGCTCATCAATTCCATCTTGTTCTACAATTCCACTCTGTGAATCCAACGGTGGTGGATCAGGTGATGGCTCATTTGGGTGTCTAAAATAAGTGAGATTCTTAATTTTCTGGCCATCGGGCTGAGCAAATTTAGCATCATCACACATAGATACATAAACATTAATGGAAATGTCTGAACTAGCGCTTGGAGAAACCAATTCATTGATAACATCAAGTTCAATAACTCCATTGGCTGCTCGCACAAGAAATTCGTTAAGTCTAACAGTGGATGAGAAATTAGGGAAGATGCCAAGTTCCTCACATTCTAACCAAGGCTGGTGTTGTCCCCAACCAATGGTAATCTCAAAATCCTCTGCCTCAGCTATATCAATCACACGAGAATAGTTAGTATTATAGTCCAAAGTAGCACCTAAACTACGAGGATCATATCTTACCAACATACGTCCCTTATGATAAGCTGATTTAACAATTTGAAATCTAAATTTAATTGAACCTTGCCAATATCTAAATAATTGTGCCATATGACACGCAGGAGTCATATGTAACTCCCTCCTAGTTGTTGGTGTTGTATAAACCACAGACCTATAAAGGTCTGGAGCTACACGACAATTAAATAACATATCACCAGGTGCGGCATCACTAGTCCAATTAAAGGTAGTCAAATAAGATTCTCTCTTAACATAATCTAGTACTCCCATTTCATCCTTGCCTTCAAGTCCTGTGACCCTAGGATCAATAGTAACTTCATTCTTGGAATCTAGTGTTAATTTGTTTACAGGATCAGCAGCATCCACATTAGCAACATTACCCAATGGTACAGGTTTCATGATTACTGGATCTGTGATAACTGCTGGTCTACTATAACCAAATAGTCGTGCCACATCGCCTACACCACTAGCTACTATTTCTGTAGCTCGTGCATAAGGTCTTATTAGTGGAATGCTTTTTAACGCCCCTGCTGCTTTCGCAACAGCAGAAGCTGGTTTGGAAATAATTCCCTGACCATACTCGTCACCAGAGTTCATAACTCCGGATTGAGAAGGCAAAGGAGGAAGTGATTTGGAAGTTGGCATTGTCAATGTAACATCAGTAGCCCATAAATATACATTAATGGTTACTGGATTACCGACATCAGTATGCCGTAAATTTCCAAAAGACCTAAACACTACTTCTCCTAAACCATCCGTAATATCCGGTTTTGTTAGTGGAATGTAATTCTCTTTATAAAAATAAGGAATTTCCAAAACTCCACCAGCATTTAAAGTTGGGTTGAGAAAGATATGGGGCTTCTGCGAAGCTCCGACCAAATCGGCATCTAAAGCAGCACCAAGACCACGTTCTATTGTAACTTGGTCAAATCCACTCAATGGATTATATGATACTAAAACTCTGCCGTAATGAAATGGTGTTCCACTAATTAGTACTTTCATATGCAAATTCATGCGTAAAAGTTCAAAATTAGCTATCTTATCCCGGATAAAAGGATTAGTTAAATAAGCTGTCCATGGGTTCAATGTCTCAAATAAAGGTGAATTGATAGCCCATTGATACGTTGCCACATTAATTGGACGGCGCAGAAAATTACCTAAATCGCTATCGCTATTATTCGCTAAATTGAATGTAGCATCTGGTGCGGTGGGTACCGTAGTATTCCAACCGGCAGACTCATCGGCAAATGTTGTGATTTCTGCTTTTGCAGTATCATCAGCCGCGCTAACATTCATAGTTGCGGATTGAGACGGCAAAATTGCATCATGTAATTTATCAATTTCTGATTGCAACTCTAAAATCTTGCGTTTTAATTTTCTACTGTGTCCATACTTTCGTGCGACATCATGTTCTAGTTGGTGAATACGCACCAACGCCGTTTCCAGTGTATAAGGGGACTGGATCTCCCCATTATGCATACTTAAATCCAATGCATTTGGATATTGTGTAATACTAGTAATGC